TGCTAGGAAGTTCACTCCGGCTTGTCCGCGTGTATATACTTCCGACTTCAACACATGCCCCCACCAGGTGGCGGCTTGTACGATGCTCGTGTCTGGCATGTTCGCGAGAGCTGTGTCATCTCCAGCAATGTTTGCTGAAGCCACTACCTCATTGTAAGCCAGATCGAAGATATCATCATCAACTTGTATTTTTCCGTCGTCGGTGTACTTGTTCACATATCCCGTAAATACGATTAAGGCGTTATCCACGGAATTGAACGAGGAAGTGAAGGGATCTCCACTTGCCCAGGCCATATATGTTTTAAAAAAGAAACATTCCCCATTTATCGTCGGAGTGAAGCCTCTTGCGTGGCATCCTTCGACGTATAGTTCTCTAATTTCTAACGCATGATTGGGTCCGAATAGTGCTACCATTAACTTATAATTGAATGTGCGTAGGGCGATATTCTTTCGTCCGTCCATACGAGAAAAGTCGGTGCAGTTCATTGTTTTGGCATGGTGAGCTGTTTTAGCCAAATGCTCGGCTAGTTCTTTTGGTGTTTTGCCAAAACAATACCATTTCTGTTTCTTCAACCATTTAGCGAAAGGATACAAATACTTAGAGGTGCGGAGTTTGTTGGCTGGTTTGCCAACGCTTATTATTCTAGTGTCGTTTATTTTTCCAGCTGCCTCTTTCTTTGCGAAAGTAGAGATGACGGGTTCCCCGTCGCTGACATTAACTTCAAGAGCATATTCCAATATTGTTTGTTGCGTTGGTTTGTTTTGATGCTCAAAGACTTCATCGTCATCACATGGTATTAGTGAATGGCGAATGTCAGATTGTACTAGGCGCAGTATAAATGCGTCCATGTACTGGGTATGTTTTGCGGTCATTGTAAAAGGTCGGATGAGCTTCGTTAATCTGCTCTCAATAGCTTGAATTTCACTACCTAATTCATTTGAATGCACATAACAAGCATCGAATAAGGCGTTAGCGAATGCTACGACCGCCGGGTTAGGGTCGGTGGTAGCTGCAGTATTTGGGTAGTATTGATGTATCCGGATGGCATATTCAAGGTTGTAGTTCTTGTACCATTCTTTTGGACCTTCAATCTCCTTCTTCAAATCATTGAGGTAATTAGTTAGTAGAGCTGCTGGTGCGTCAGTTAGTTGCGTTTTCGTTTTGACCTTGGGCACCGTGCAACCTAATTTTGATCGCATTGTCAATTCGAACATCTGTTGATATTCTAGTATGTCGCAAGTGGATGCAAGGGTGTCCCCTTTGCGACTGATTGAAACCGTGTGTTTGCCAGTTCCCTCCTGTTCTTGGTGTTGGATTTCCATCTTGGCATAGTCGCCTCGTCCAACATTAACCCGCTTGAGTGGTTTGCTACCGAACCAAAATCTGGCGAGGTATGCGTAGAAACCCGTGTAACGCACTCTTGGATTGACTAGTACCAATGAATGGGTACGGTCGATTCGTCGTTTTTCCAATTCATATATCTGGAATTCAGCATTCCAAATTGAGCGTATGTGCAATAGTCGGATTTCGTTACCGGTAAAGTTCCATAGTTTATGTCTATAGTGTTCAGCCGGTGAAGTGACCTCTATCGTTGCTTCATCAACGAAGGTCCAAGCGGGATATTCAGTGTGTTTACTGGCTACTTCGGTGGGATCGAAAGTGTAGATTAATTGTGGATTGTAAGGCAAATAAGTCCTGGAGTTCATATCCACATAGTAATCACTATCGATTTGGGTGACAATGTGTTCTGGTGTTATTTCTGTAGTATCATTGTGCAACACCGAAGTGTCGGATGCCCAAAAATGTTGCATCCTATGATCATCTCCGATTTGACAAGGTCGGGCTTGTAGATGATACGGTTTATGCACGGCAGTTTGACTTATTATATGTGTCATTGCTTGAATCGCAGTCTTCCTGTCGCGTCTTGGTTTTGGGTGTAAAACATTAGGTGCGGAGCCTCCAACGGTAAGTGTGGCTTCACGGAATAATTTCCTTATATGTGTTCTCCACCCATGCCTTTCCATGCCCCTTGAGAGGGTTTTGCTGGTAAGGCTGTTTGTCCATTCGTTCATTCTCCTCGGTCCTTCAAAAAATCCAAATGCTAACGTAATCACTAGCGCGATGGCTAGAAAGCTGGGATTGTTCACCCTATCAACAATATTTAAGATTTTGTGCATGTTTTTTATAACACCCATTTCGGCATAGGAAACTATGTGCAGGATGTTTGCACCTAGCCT